GCCTTATTCCGTTGACGCTCTGTCTCGAAGAACTGCACGAGCACGGCCTTGCCCTTACGCTGCAGGATACCATCCTTGCCAATGTGGTTGCGCGCAGACTTCACGGTCAGCGTGTACTTGCCGAAACGGCTCAACGGAAAGTAGTTCCTATTCTTAAGCTTGGCGAACGTCTGCTCTAGCTCGATCATCTTCTCCTTCAAGGCAGGCTGGTCGTCAATGTAATCTTTGTTAAGTCGAGCAACCTCTACCTGCTTCATCGCATCCAAGGTGTTATGTAGATCCGACGTGATACGCTCATACACAGCCCATACCGCCTGCGGGTCTTTCCCAAAGTTGAGACCCTTCTGCTTAATAAGTTGTTGCGTTTCCTCGTTGGTCAGCTTTCGACCTTTAGCATCCGAGGCCAACGTGAGCTCAAGCATGAAGTTCCCTAGCGCTGTCGCCGCACTATGCCCAAGACTACGCCAGGCTTCAAGGCTCTGCATCGCCTGATCATTCCAGTTACTCTTTGTCATATGGTGCTCCTTCACCGCCTTCACGTAATCCTGCAGCCCCTGGATGTGCGGATTCGCACGAGCAAGTTGCAACAGCGTATAGCCATGCTTGATTCGAAAGTTGTGCCGATCAAGGTCATGCATTATACTATCTTTAAGATCCTTAGGCAAGTTCAATTCAGAACTCTCAATCAAGCTCGCAACAGCCGAGGCGTCGGAGATCGGTGCGTCACCTTTGGCGCCAAGCTCTTGGCTCAAAGCCTCAGCAACCTTCTGCCTGTTCTTAAGTTTCACGTAATCCATGAAGAGGCCAAACGTCTTACTCGAATCCAAGGCCGGCTTATTCCGATTATAAAAGTGCTCGAGTAACCGTGCCACGGGAGCTATGTTCTTCTTCACTTCGGTGTTCACATCACCTGGCGTTGATCCCAACTTAGCGATCTGGTCAGCAACAAACTCGTTGAAGCTTAAGTGATACGGCTTGTATGCGAACTCAGCCTTCGCCATCGAGGTATCATTCACGCCATCTGTTCCCATGATAGGATGCGCCCTAAGCTCCTCCGCTGTAAAAACCTTACCTTTGCTTTTCACCTGCGCAGTAAGGAACTGTCTATGCTCAGCCTTAAGCGCTTCGAGCACAGGCGCTGGGATCCGACCTACCATGTTCTGAAAGATAGCATGACCGAACTCGTGAAGCATGACGTTGTTCATCCGCCCAGCTTGTAGAGTGTTCTGCTTTCCGCCCTCGGTTTGCAAGCCTAGCTTTTTACGCGTGTTGCCCCGATCCTCCGCCAAGTCCATCAGGCGTTCAGTGTTTATGTGCATCACGGCGGTATCCACCTTAGCGTCCGCGACCGTACCCATCGAGCCAAGCACGTTCTCGCTGTTATGCCCAGTCTGCTCAAACGTTCCAGCATCAAAGGAATGGTCATCCTCGATGACAAGCAAGTTAGTTCCAGGCATATAAGTATTAACCAAGGCGTTAAGCAAAGTCTGCATCCGAGGACGAAGTTGCTGCATACGTTCCTGCGTCCGCACTAGGCGTTTTTGGTCAGCCTTTGCCGCGTCTAAATCAAACTGTTTGGCCTGCAAGTACGAGCTATCCACACCCTGCGCCAGCGCCACATCAACATCTTGCTGAAGCATAGCTATATTCTGTTGAGCCGCAATCAGCTTATTCTGCGAAGTATCCGCCATCGTTTCATCCTGCGGAGTTCTCCAGTAAACGCCTGCCGAACCTGCCGAACCATCCATAAGCTCAGCGCCAGTGACGTACGTGCCATCATCATGCTGGAAACCCTCTTGATCTATCGCATCCCGCTCCTTTGAGCCCTGCGCGTAAGCACCAGTGCTGTGCGTATCACCCACTATGCCGATAACCTCGGTGGGGCTAAAGCCAGCCTCACGCAACATCTGCTTAACTTCCATAGATGTTGCGCCCGTAGGTGAAGTTTCAGACATAGCCTCGATTAACTCGGCCTCCGTCATATCAGGATTCTTAGCCCACAAATCCAACACCTCGTTAGGGGACATCGGAGCCTTGGTTCCAAGCTTATCCGCAAGTGCGAACACTACAGGCTCACTGATAGACGGCACGATCTCACCTGCCATTTCAAGTTTGACATCCAGGCTATTAAACTTCTCGCCCGAATTGAACTGCGCCGCAGCCTCACCAATACCCCCGGAGGACACACCCTGTACGACCTGCGCCACAGCGTTCACTACATTCTGCGCAATCTTATTTTCAAGATTCGGCGGAATAAGCTTATACGTGGCGAGACCACCACTGAGGGCATCTATCACGGCGATAGGTATAGAACGATCAAGCGCATAACTCTTCGCCTTCTTCAAAAGCTCAGGATCCCTGAAGGCTTTCTTCACGGACTCAACATTATTAAGGTCGATCTTCTCGCGTTCGAGAAACGTAGCGATACTCGCATTGTATTCCACTGTGCCGCTTTGAGCACCCGTGCCCGTGAGATAGCCGACACGCGCCGCTGTCTTAGTTCCAAGCGCCCACTTACCAAGCGCCCCTAAAAAGCCAGGAATAAGCAGCTGGCCGAAACCTGCCTGCGAGACACTGGTCAAACCCGCTTCACCACCAATGGTCAGCAAGTTATCAAAGATTAACTTATCCACCTGATCCGTGTCGCCCTTAGCCTGCGCCGCTTGCAACGCCTGCATTACAGGGTTCGGCTTGTACTCGAAAGTCTTACCATCCTCGCGATCCACAATTGGATGAGCTGCCGCATCACGTGCGATCGTGAGCTCCATGGCGTCCTTAGTGTAAAACCGCTTAGCGCGCTGTATACGAGCCTTGTTGAAACGAACCTTAGTTTCAGGATCCATAGACTCGATACGGCGAGCCTCATACAGCCCACCAAACTCCCCATATTCACCAGGCTCGAAGAAAGCATTGCCCCCACCGAAGTCACCTGCCTCCATCTTCTTCAGATTGATAGCACGTTCCTCCAGCTTTGAGTTAAGATCATTAGCCTGCTTGGTTGCGTAACCACGCCCAAGACGCACCGCCTGCCTTTCAAGCCAAGGAGTCTCGTCCTCCCAAGCTTGTTGTGCAGCATCCACGGGGGAGGGCTGCGCCTCAACATCCAGTTGCTCTACAGGATTCATCTTTAAGTCAGCGCGTACATCCGCAAAGCTAGTAGCCTGAGGCGCAACAGCTAGGGGCTCCGCACCGAGGCTCTCACGTACATCCGAAAAGCCAACAGACTTCTTGAACACAGGTACACTTGATGCAATATTCAGGGATTGGCCTGTGCCTAAACCTAACTCGAGTGGGGCTCCTAGATCTTTCATAATTACTTACCTATTGCTGCAGCATATGCCGCTTTAACTTGTGGATCACTTAACACAGCCTCTAACGCACGAGTCTTGACGGCACTACCGTCAGGCAGAGCCTCAACCGCCGCCCACTGCTGCGGCGTCATAGCGAGGTACTGCGCCTTCATGTCGGTACGACCACGAGCGGAGGGGCTACCCTGCGAGAAGTTCGCCATACCTTGACGCATCTCTGTTGCCGCTGCTGGTTTCGAGGCAAGCACTGCAATGCCGGGATTCTCCGCGGCATTCACGTCCGCATAATGCCCACCGACTGCCGCCGTCATAAGCGCATCTGTGTCAGGAACATAGTTACCGTTCTCATCCTTTATGTACACACCATTGCTCATCTGCATAAAAGTAAGGTCGCCATTCTCTAACGCAGCCGTTAATAGGTTACGAGCACGCGCTTTGATAAGGTCACTGTTCAGATCCGCGGAGGTCAGACCCCTGCCGCCTGCCGCAGCCGAAGCCTCAGCAGGCGTACCATCATGACGACGACGCAACCACTCGGCATTAGCACGATCTAAGTCAGCCGCCGTTATACGCTTTTCCCATTCCTGGTCAAACTTCTCAATTGTGAACTGGTGTTGCTCGCCAGCAAGCTTAACGCGCGATTGATCCGTCGCAGCACTGATTTCATTCGTGTCAGCATTCTGCACATTCGCACTAGCGTTAGTAACACTCGCACCAGCACTGGTAGCGCTAGCGTCAGCATTTATCGTACCACTGTCCGCTTTCTGTTGAGTAATCTCGTTCTGAAACAAACGCTGTTCCTCAGCCGTACCCGCAGCCTTCGTCCGATCCAGATCGGCAAGCCCCGCATTGATTCCGCCAGTAAGGCCCTCGAGCAAGCCGCCCGTTTGTGTGGGCTGCATCATAGCTAGACCCGCACGTAAGAGCGCGCTATCACGATCCTCAACATTACGCCCATTGAAGATGCCAAGACTCTGCAAGGCGTTGAATTGTGTAGGCTCGGCTACAGCTTGTGGCTGTTGTAGACCTTGTATTAATTGATTAGTTTCCATAAGGTTTTGCTCCCATTCCGAAAAGTAATTCCTCAAGGCTTTTCGCCTGAGGAGCTGAGTTATAAGTTTGCTGTGGCGCAGGCGTACTTGCTGGGGAAATAGCCCCAGCCTGTTGCATCTGCATCATAGGGTTCATAGAGGGTTGGATCGGCTGCCCCTGCGGTACAGGAACCCCCGTGTTCATACCCATAAGAGCTTGCATTAATTCTTGTGACATAATTAAGGTCCTGTGTATTCAAAGTTATTTGGATTCATTCCACCACCAGTCTGCCAAGTCGGCACAGGCGCTGGCGTCGTATTACCACCACCGTAACCCTGTGCTAATTGGTACGCGGTGAGCGCCCCACCAAAACCTGCCGCCATAGGATCGGTACGAACCGGAGCCTGGAATTGTCCAGAACTTGTCGGCGTACCCAGCAACAACGACAACATATCCTTATCGCGATTGTACTGACCATTCGCCTTGTCAAGAAACTTGGCTTTACCTGAGTCGAGGTTAGCCTGCTGTAACGCTTGGACAAGCCCACCTTGCTGCATCAAGTAGTTATCACCAGCCGTCTGGCCACTCAAGATAGAACCCTGATTCTGCAGGGCGCTAAGTTGATTACTCATATCCTGGTTGTACTGGTTGCCACGCATATCGGCCTCAGCGTTAATCAGTTGTTTGTTCATATCCGAGATCGCTAGGCCTTGCGCTATGCCCTGACGACTCCCCCCGATACCACCATCCTGCACCGCAGTGTTCTGTATAGCAGGGTTAGTGTTCCTTTGAAAGTTATCCTGAGCGTTCTGTTGTAGACTTGCAACCATAGCCTGCATCTGCGGATTCCCTGCATCACGGAACTGACCTGAGGCGAACGCGTTAAAGCCCTCCGAGGCAGTCCCTGCGTTCGCGTTCAGTCCCTGCGCCACAGCCCCACCATTGCCAAGCGCCTGGTTCTGCTGTGTAGAAAAACCAGCAACGTCCTGACCTTGAAACGCGGAATAAGGACTACCTGAGGTCGTACCAAGATTCTTTTCAATCTCGGGCTGAAGTGTCGTGTTAAACTTCGGTGTCGCATTCGCCTGTTGCTGCGCTATACGCTCGTTCGACTTGTTCGTTTTAGATGCGCTACTACTCGAAAGTAACGCCCCACCAATTGTTGCTACTGCTACCCAACTCATGTTATATACTCCTAAGTATGTATCTGTAATCAATCACCAGCTCATCGCCTTTCGCGATAGCATCAAGTGTTTCTAAATAAAAATCACCGTCAGCTTTCACAACCCTACAATTAGGTTGAGCTGAGTGATTCGTGTAACGCCCGACTGTTGTACGCTTGAGCCCATCCGTCATGGGGGCAGCTCGCACATGAGCCTCTAGCTGCTTAGCCGCAAATATGCCCTTGCCCTGACGTAGTGAGTCCGCTAAGCGCAAGCCATAAGAGGCGAGCCCGAGCTCTAAGTCCAGCATACCGTGCTCTGAGATCAAGCGCGATTGCCCCTCAGTTACGCCGGCCTCCTGCAAGAAGGATACGTGATCAAGCTTATCCAGCGTTATTTGGTCTGATACGATCAGTTCAGCTTCAAGCGCATCCAAGTCTGACAACTCCGTCCTGTGAACCGTAGTCCACACCAGATCCTCAAGCGCCGTGATAGCACGCTTTGCCCCAGGCTTCGACACGTAAGTATAGGGTGCGGAGACCTCACCTGTGAACTCTTCCGAGACCACAAGACACTTGCCCTGCGATATAAAGCAAAGATGCTCACTTGCGTGAGTCTTGCCAACGAGAACCACGCCTGCAGGTATACGCATCTCGCGAGCGTAAAAACCATTAGCGTGGTAGTGTTTGATTTCAGCCTCGTACTGCGGCATGTCAAGCATGACTGCCTCAAGCTGTTTGATCTTGTCGATGCTACTCTCTTTCAATGCTTGCATGTTCGATCCCATAATACAATAATTTAAAACAATACCTTACCACAGAAGGCTTAAGCTTGCAAGGCGTTCAGCCTATAAACACCCAAGTTCGTGCGAGTGATCTTCTGTACAGGCCTTCCCCACTACCTGGGTTCCAGGAGACACCATCGGCGTAGACTACGAGCCCAGGGCTGCTAGCTAAAGGTTCCGATGTCAGGATTTCATAAGGCTCAACAAACGCCTGCTCTAAACGAAGGCCAAGCTCCTCGAGGTAAACGAGGACACCTTCCACATGTTGAGGTATAAACCCACGTACAAAGCTCATCGCTGCGCCCTCCCTATAACATCAAGATCCAGGCTATAACCCAGCAACTCCCAGGAAAGATCCGTAGTTGTTTCAATGCGGAACGCGAAGAACCTCGCGTTCACACGACAGTCTAAATGCGTCTGAGTGTTCGGGTCAAAACTAAATGGGCCTGTCCAGTTGATCACACCGTCTAGGTGCTCTTGACCACCCACATAGATTTTCACAGGCCCACTTGCTTTTAGTCTAGGATGTATGCGCCTGATAAACTTGCGGCTATCCATATCTATAAGCCACTCGTCCTGCCGATCACGCCCAACCAGGGCAAGACCGGTGCGCTCAAGCCTAGACGTGAAAGCCCCACCATCAAAAGCGTCACTGCTGTTAAGCTTAAAAAGCTTTGAATCCGCTGCACGTATAGCCGCAAAGTCTTCAAGTACAGGTTCCGTCGAAAGTTTATCAAAAGTGTCTGAGCCTTCATTAAAAGTAAGGTTCTGCGTGTCCATGACTAGCGACACACTAGAGGTATCAATGAAGCCTACTGCCATAAAGTCAAAGTCCTGTAAGTCCCTACGCGACCAGACATTCAGTTTATAATTCCAAACCCATGCGGTGTTAAGCGTCCCATCGCTACCTACACCTGGAAAGCTAAACCAAACCTCAGAGGCAACATTAAGCACCTGCACATTAAGCTTATCTAAGTAATCCGCATCAAGCGCCTCAAAGAAAAGATCCCGATTCTTCGCGTCAATAACACTCTCGAAGGTTGAGCCGTTGTGCATGAAGATATCGTTAAGCGTGACGACCACGTGCGCGTTTTCCAGCACACCCACGGCATTCCTACCGATGGCACCAAACTCGGAGAACACGGTATCGAAACGGAAGATAGACTGCCCGCCCACATAACGCATGGAGATGATCGAGTCCTCTTTGTAGATAAGCATTGAGTTGCCCAACTGTGCACTGGCAACAATCGCCCCAGGTGTTTCCGCAAGGGTAACTTCACCTGCTGTATTTGCAGGATCCGTTTCATCCCAGCTACTTGGGTATGTGCCTGGATCAGCAGGTTGACTCCACTTGACCATACGAGGGTTAAACGCAACGCCCGACTTCTTAACTCGCATGACGACCACATGCCGATCTACTACAGTGGCGATATCCGCAAAGGTGTCCGCCTGCCAGTTGGGCAAATCCTCAAAGCGTAAGTTCGTGGCATTCCAACTTTGGGGCGGTTCAGAATTCCCATCGGCAAAGACAAGGGGCAACTCCCCAAGCTGTGCAAAAGAGAAGTTTGTACCTAGAGGGAAGTTATAGTCCGCATCACCCAGCACGCTGGTATACCGGCTTACATCTACATGGGCAGCACCTGTCGTCATGCCAAGCCTTGTCAGTCCCGCATAAACCCAGTGGTAGCTGGCGCTAGTGTAAAACGCAGTCAGCCAGTAGGGGGAAAACGTCCAACCCCCAAGGAACTCTTCATGACCATGAAACTTTTCAGCCCCACGCTTGGTGAAGCGTACGTTCTGCACAAGCGACCAAGCCTCAGGCGGTAGGTCGTAAGACTCGAGGTCAGTCACGACCCCATACTTGTTTACATTATCTATGTGGACTAAGGGCATTAGCTGTAAATCCTCTTGCGTAGTTCGCCAGTACTCTGATTGAGTATAAAGAAGGCGTTTCGAAACATCGAGATGGCATGGTTAGTAAAGCTGACACCATCGGCAGGCTGTGTGAAATTGCTTATATCAGAAGTCAAAGACTCACAATAACCAAGCGTCGTGGTGAGCAGCACTTTGTCTGCCGCTGCTGCAACACCCAAGGAGTACTCGCCGTTAACCTTAACATACGGTACACTTAGCTCCGAGATAGTCAGGTTGTCTAGGACACGTCGACCCCAAACTGTAGCTAAACTATCGTCCGTAACCTGTATAGCATCATTAGCCTCAGGCGCTACAGCGTACGCTTTTAAGTTAGGACTCCTAACTACAGAAAGACTGGAGGATTCTTGCCCTACAACAAAGCCAAGACTGTCTGTATAGTTCGTAGCACGCGTGTAGTTAAAACCCGAGACGGCCTCTTCAAAATGTACTTTACCAGGATTATAGTTAGCACGTACACCCACGTTAGCGCTTGGCGCTGAGGTGTCGCCCACATCACCAATCCAGGTTATCGTGTCGGGACTACTTGCAACGAAGGAGAGTCCTGCGGTATTCTTCCCCATGAGAAAGAAGTAGCCATCTTTAAACAAGCAGGCTGTACACCGAGGGAATGTGGAGGGCGCACCAACAGGCTGAGCGAAGTAAGTCCAGGTTCCTGTCGGGTCAGCTCCACACGAGAGAAAAGCTGCTGTGTCTGTGTTCGCCACAGCATTATACTCATTAGCGGCCACAAGGAATTTACCATTACCGAAAGCCATCTGACCTGGCGTGTACGCCCCAAAGTCTTTCTCGAACCAGGAGATTCCATCCTGTGAGAAGTGCGCCTTGTTACTAGCGACCTCAGTCACAACGAGCCAATCGCCTACAGTCTGCAGGTAACGTAGACCTGAGGTACCTACGGTAGCTAGTGGAGCGCCAAACGCCGCCGCACGAGTCTCGCTAGATTGCTGCACACAGAGGCTAGCGCTAAGCAAAGTTGAATCCGCCTGGAAAAGCATACCAAGATGTACCCTGATCCTTTGACACAAACGAGACTATATCAGTTCCCGCTGACCAGATTGGCTCAACGCCACCTGCCCACTTCACGGAGGCCGGCCACACGGGGGGAAATCCCGCCGCGTTGAGCATCTCCATTGTGAAATTTCGTACACCCGCTGTTGGAGGGTTATCAAAACTAAAAGTAGTCACACCCTGGAATGTATAGTTAAACCAAGAGGCAGAGGCTGTGTCCACGGACACAACACCAGTCGCATTGGCGGCAGAGTAAGCCTGACTCACGTTCTTTTCAAAATGAACCTCCGGGCCTTGTTGGCTAAAGGTTACTGCGCCAGACAGAACCACTGCGCCGCCAACCACACCACCTGTTGCCTGGTGCAAAAAGTTAAGATCTATGAGTCCTGCAAGAAGATTCAGTTCCGCAGGTGTTAAGCTGACCGCAGCATTAAGGTTCGGAAACGTTTGCTTTAGTACATTCTTAATACCACGAAGGTGATCGTCAGCTGTACTGATGAAATCCGTAGCACCTACTGGATTCGTACTATCCAAATCCGATATATATTTATTACCTGTTAAGTTTTCTAATCCCACGTTATCCTCCGATAATACGTTCTTTAAGTATTTCTTGTTGCGCTATGTTTAAGGACATAACACGATTACGCGCCCGAGTTGCTTGTGAAGTAAACAGGGCGGCGGCGTTGTCTTTCATTTGTAAATACTGTGAGGCTATAACAAAACCAACCTCACCCATCAGCCAATCGTTAGCATGCTCCAACCAAACGTTCTCAATGTTATTGCTATCACCGTAAGCGCCTGTCAGATCCGAGCCACGTTTGTAATACCAAAAACGCAAAGGGTAAATAGCATCAGGTACTGGACGCATCATAAGGTAACGGCCTGCCATATCAAAATGGGTAGGCGTTCCTGAGTAATCTAGGTTGGACGTAATGTCACCCCAATCCTCACGCGGCATAGCTATGTAAGGATCTGCGAGTTCTGTATCATAACGATACACGGGGCTCTCTTCCCAAAAGGACAAGAAGTCTACAGGAAGTAGAACCCGCTCGTCTGCAACAATAGTAGCTGAACTGCTTTCCTCAGAGATAAGGAACCAAGGTTTGAAAACATCTTGCTCCAGCAACTGCCCCTGAGCAATAACCATTTCAGCTATAATATCCTCACGGAGCGTTGCATCCTGATTGTTACCGAGGCGGCGCATAAGCGTATCTACAAAGTCATCACGTTTCATTTTAGAGTCCCCTGTACATAGCTGCTGCAACTATATTCTTGGTTACGTTCGTCCCAAAGACCAGTGTAGTGCTATTGACGAAGGTGGCGCCTGGGTACAGCGTAACATCCTTCACATCAGCCACTACCCCAAAACGTATATCACCTCCGCGCATATAAACACTACTACCATCACGAATTAAAAGCCTGTCCGACTGAAAGTTGTCCTGTGAAATAGAGAAATCCCCCAGGAGATAACAACCAAGGACGTCAATGCAGGTGCCGTTTGTTACAATCTGCGGCGTACCTGAGACCGATAATGTTACTATACCTGTACAGAATTGTAAGTCTATAGGCTTAGTCCCACCATTAGGCATATCGTCGACAGTGAGTGTAAAACGTATAGCACAGAGTGTATGCTCTAAAAGCACACCACCGCCATCATTGCATTTAATATAAGCTTCTGTGTCTATACGGCAATGCTTCATGTGTATAGTTAGGTGAGAGCCCACACCGGAGCTGTTAAAGATTGTAAGATTCGCCCCAGTCGATAACTCTAAAGAACTATACTCAGCATACAGAAACATAGGCGCAAGGCTTGTTGTTCCATTAGTCCAATAAAGCAGGCTGGTGTTGTGCATCACGCTTCCAGCAAACAGTCCAATAAAGGCACGAGTGTTTGTAACGCTGTTATCTCGCATAGTTAAATCAAAATGAGGTAGTCGACAGTTATCAAAGCGCATAAAGTAAGCACCAGGCTGGCCATCATTATTATAAAAGAGCGTGGCATCAACCGCTGTTATCTTAATGAAGCTCAGGTCAAGGCTGCGAAAGGCTATTGTTTCATTAAGGCTTTCCCCAGCCTGCACCTCTAACGTCACGAAGGGCGTACCAATAGCCTCGCCTGCGGCATCAACACGTGGAGAGTAAAGGTTCGCCATAGCCATAAGCGCGGACTGAAGATTAGCGTAGTCGCCAGTTGCTCCTACTGTATAAGTTACGTCGGGAGACTGTATACTCGAAAGCTGACCACCACCACTCACAAAAGACCAGTCAGCTTCGGCAGATGTGTTCCCCGTAAGGTTAACGTAAAAAGCGCTACTATCCTGCTGAAAAGCCTTATCGCCAGCATTAATGCCCGTGAGAGCTAGCCGCGCCGCTACGTCCTGCACAACATAAGTAGGTGAGATTCCTATAAAACCTGTGTCGGGCATATTGGCAAGGGGCACTTTAGCATTCACATCAAGTGGCGCTACGCCATCGCCAACACCTCGGTCGCTGTTCGGCACGAAGTCGAAACCTACGCGCCCACGTAGCAGGTTAAGCTCTGCGGAGTCCGCAGTAACCTGACCTGCTACATTAGGAAAGGTGTTAAGTAAGGTGCTCTTGATTAAGCGTATGTGATCATCAGCCTCACGTACTAAATCGGAAGAGGTTGGGTTAGCGGCATCAAGGTCGCTAAGGTAGGTCGAGCTTTCTATAGGCATTCTAGTCTCCTAAAGGTGTTTCTGCTGTCCAATCCGGTGCGGTGTACACACCCTTCAGGTCAGCAAAGATTTCAGTTGTAAGGTCGTCAAAGGTTAAGGTCTTGTCTAGGTCTAGACCTAGCTCCACCTCTTCGCGTGTCCAAGGCATTACTTCTTCCTCGGTCTGTCGCCGAACCAAAAGGTTACAGCAGTTGTCGCCATGAAGATATAGTCATCCGTGGGCTTGAACGCCGACAAGATGACTAAGCCGAAAGTCAGGAACGGACGCGTTGCACCCCGAAGATCCGCCACCCATTGCGACGTACCAGTGATGTCACGCTCCGCAGAGATCGCAGCCGTGAGGTTCTTAGCATCGTTGTTGTTCTCGTCGATAGACAGCTGCATCTCACCCTTCTGCTTCAGGAGGTTAAGCTCCATCTGCATGTTTTGGCGGGACTCCACAGCCATGGCAATCTCGTGCGCATCCTTCTGCTCTTGCTCTTTGTGCGCCATATACATCTTAGCGCCTGTGCCGATCAGTCCAAGGATACCACCACCGGCGGCACTCGTAATTAAGCTAAACCATTCCATTAATAATCTCCAGTTCAAAAGTTTCAAATTTCATATAAGACTCAAGCCTACGTCGTGCAGTACGTGAGTCGAGGACAACCTTCTGACCGTTAAGCCTTCCAGTCTTTAATCCTAAGAGTATGCACCCTTGGACATTTGTTTTGAAGCCAAGACGACTGTCTCCGCAATAGTTACCCTGGTGCATGAGTATATAAGTGCGCCCCTCTACGTTTGTAACTTCGTACACGTTACCATACTTTGGACTTGAACGCAAGCGAACTGTGTATTTACCTTCTGGTATGCACGACCAGTATGGGGCATTGCCCCTCCAAGGTAGTTCGCCAGTGTAAATAAACTGGGAGCCGAACACCAAGACACCAAACGTGCCCTGATCGGATGCTGCATATCTGTAAAGTTTCATAAGCTTTTTAACTCAACAAGTTAGCTTTAAGTGCAGCTATCAAGACCTCGTCTGGTGTAGCACCGCTGCCGCTGCCGGCAGTTGAATTGGTCACAACATTCACATCAAGTTCGTTAGGCTTGGTGAACGACAAACCTGTTGTTCTGCCATCAATCGCTGAGAGTGCAGCACTCTCACTAGCTGTTAAAGCACTGCCACCTACGTTAGCCACTAGCACATTGCCTACGTTCATAGAGATACCGAAGCCACCTGTGGGAGGGTTTAATCGTGGGTCTGTGCCATCACTTCTTGTTAAGGTAGCAAGGGATGTTTCAAGTAGATTCTGTGTGCCAATATTGTCTAAGTGAATATCTGCAATACTGGTATTAAACTCATAGTTACCTACGTCCTTTGCGCTCATTACATTAGCGAATAAAGCTAATCCGTTAGCGGTCATTAAGTTAGCTGAATACCACGCGTAACCTTCCTTGATATTGAAAGTTGAGCCAGTGATGGTGATGTCAATATTCAAACCATCGGCATCGGCAACGTAATCTGCTGAGTAGCCAGTAACCAGTGTGCCATCTATTGCATTGACGTTATAAACGCCATCATCACCTTGACTGGCTAAAGCACTCCAACCGCTTGAGGTTGCTACGGTTGTAATCTTCTGTAACTGCTTGGCGGTTGTGCCTGACTGATACGCTAGATAAAGCGATAGAATGTCACCAGAGGCGTATGTCGTACCGTCTGAGTAGCTTTCTGAATAGCTTGTACCTGCTACGATGTCATTATAGGTTTCTGTTGCTTTCGTCTCATTCACTATGCGTAATCGACTTCCTGCAAAGATACCTGTGATACTGCCTTGAGCGGTTATCGGCTTAACCCAATACGTCCCATCATCTGCTTGGTGTCTTATAAAGTCAGGATGTTCTGTTGTACCGTCATTCAGTACCACCCTCACACCGACTAATGCCTCTGAGAATTGACCTAATACAATGCCTTGTGCTGTCTCCCATGATGATGCGCTATCAAGCACCATGTCGTACCAGTTCATCGGGTCGAGTGTTTGAAATAGTGAGTCGTTTTCTTCTCTGATATTCCAGTTAATCCACTGAGCAATCGCTGTGCCTGTATTACCTGCTACGCTATCTTTAATCGTAATCGAGAACGCTTTACCGTTCCACGTAACAGGTGTTAGCTCTAGTGTGATGGTTGGTGGATTAGCTAATACTGGGTCTGCTGCTGTGATGGGTGAGCTTGTAGGCTCTACCGCTACCACATATAAATCATCTTCAATCGTTGGATAAACATCATGCGCTACGATACGGCCTTGATACTTTCCTGCTTTGGCATACTCAACCACTAAGTAAGATTGATAATCTAAACTCAATGCTGAGTCGTAAACTTTCAATAGCATATCAACATTGCCACTGCTTAATTGAGTCGGTGCATTCCACCCTTTAATCGGTGTTGCTCCTGCTGCTTGTTGAATCTCTGCGATGTCTGTGCCGACGCTACCACTTGACCAAACGGCTGCCCATTTACGTGTGACTACACCGCTGACTGTCTCTCGCATACCATCACGATAGAGCCATGTAATATCTGTAGGCTCAATGGTGCATTCATCTAAACTGAATGAGTTTGAGCCGTTGGGTGTAATACAGAACGCTACGTTTCTCAATGACGACTGAGCGATAAACGCATCAATCATACAGCTATAATACTGCTGAACGGTGAGTGCCTTAGCGACTGTGAATATCTTAGTCACTGCATCATAAGCACCGTCTGTACCATACACAAAGGTTAAGCCACTTTGGTATGCTCTAGCTACTTTCTGTTGTACAGCAACAGACTGAATAGTATTACTAGCGTTAATGTTATTAACTCGAATAGGATCATAACCTGCCTTTAATATCGTGTAATCGACTAACTGATCTACGCTGTATAACTCATTCCATGTTTCTTGTGTGGTCGTTGAGTTATTGCGCTGAATCTCTGTGGTTGTACCGTTCTGGTAGATAACAACTTGTGAGCCTGTTACTAAGCCAGTGAAGTCTAAGCCTGTGTAAGTGGGTGCTACCTCAATGGTAATATTCACCGCATCTAAATTAGTCGGTGTGTTACTTGTGCCTGTGGGTGTATAGCTTACTGTCTCATCACCTGTCACTGTATCCAGTGAACCGATCTGTGAATCTAAGGCAGTTAGTATGCTAGGTGCATCAAAGAACACTGTGCCACTAACATTAAAATTAGCTATATCAAACTGAGCGTTAAACGTTACGTTGCCTTGAATATTCCAAATACCTGTCGGTGCTGCCGTAAAGATTAAACTCCAAGCAGATTTAAGGGTGTAGTTTGTACCCAGTACGGTGCTAAATATTTCACCGCTTGGCAGTAAATCGACATTAGCGACTTGTGATTGATAGTATTGTAAATAATCGTACACATCAGCTTGTGAATGTGGTGTTGATACGGTGATTGTCTTAGCTGCTTTATCAACCGCAATACCTGTTAAGGCTGCTACGGCTACGGCTGAAAGCGTGGTGTTTACATTGGCCTCTTGCGCCATGAACATGAGTGTTTCTATGTTGGTAATGGCGAAGGTGCTTTTCTTGTAACTGTTACCGTACTTTAAAAAATAAACCGTAATAGCATCAGCATTGCTATAAGCAAGAACCGAACTGTAATAAATAGGGTTTGCTGTGTAGTCACCACTGGTTACGAATAGATTATCTTTGTCGTAAACCACATAACCAAAGCCAGTTTGTAAGCTGACGAGTTTTAGCTTTGATGTGTAAACTGGGTCGGTTGGCAGTCTTTGATAGCTTATACACTCTAAAACATCAGGGTACGCTTGGGATGTTGAAAGCCCTGCGGTAATGCCATTAAAACTAGGTGTGACTAAACTCATGTTATCACTACATCAGGACAGTAGAACATATAAGAGTCATCAGGTTTTGATAGGTTACTACAAAGAACAGCCGTTATATAACTGTCTTTTTTTACGCTTGTGGGTGTAGTGATAGCTAGTTTTAAAGGTGTGTAGCTATCTACACCAAATGTATTAGCTGACCAACCCGAAGAGCCTGAAGCTAAAGACAATCCTATGATTGCTTTAGAGCTTATAAATTTAACAACACCAGTAACATCATCAACGTAAGTTACGTCAATCCATAAATTACTGGTATCGTATTCTGTCTCTGTCGCCAGTAGTTGAAGCTCTAAATCAATCGTTCTAATACTAGATGCAGCATTGTATAGTTTTCTTACAGGTGGTGTTTTAGCTACATGGTTGAGTGATGCCCTTAATGGGTCAACCCTTAAAGACCACCCTCTCCCATCAGGTAGTGTTGCATTGAGAAAAGGAAAGCTATCATTATCAACAAAATCAACCATACAGTAGTCATTAAAAACCTCATAGTCATACAAGTTTTCACCACCTAATGCACTGTATTTTGTCAAATTAGACTTGGATACGTCTAAGATTGTTTTGTTAAAAATTGCCCCATAGTTAGATAGTCTATTAATGTTAGATATGTTCACAGTGTGAGCTGCGTTACCACTTCCAGCTTTAACCACTAGCATTCCTGCAATAGCGTTGGTAATTTTTAAACCGTTTATATTTAAGACACCTCTATAGCCAAATGTGTCAAAAATAACATCCGCGATGGAACTTACATTAGTTGTGTAGTCTATCTCCATGTCTGTATGATTTACTACACATGAATTACCAGTACTACCCAAAGCAGCGTAACCACCAAAGTTTGTCCTCATTACTGTTGTTGTAAATTTAAAGTTATAGAAGTTATTAGTGGTTTCGCTTGAAACGTTCCAAGACCCACCATAAACCAGACCACCCCCTGTAAAATCAACCTCTACACCACTGTAGTCAGACTGTCCTACGAACTTACACCAGTTATTAGAATTCCCTGTATTGACCGTTTTAAGTTTTAATCTGTGGTTAGCACCATCTGCGTCAACATCGACTCCTCTATCCCAAGTAAAGGTTCTAGGGGTTGCCGCAGTACCGAATACAAGAATAAACACACCTGACTCAGCCCATTTAACACCTTTATCAAATATAAAGGTTACTCTGCTTGCATCACTTGCTGTCGTATTAACTGTCGTAGTAGCCGTTAAAGTCTCACTCAAATCTCCGCTACCATCAGCGGTACGGATATAGACGTTATCCCCTCCTGCTAATACGCCAATAGTCGCATGAACACCTGTCGAAACCTCTATAAAACTATTAGCTGCACCGACACCACCATCAACCGAAGCGGCTGCACTACTTGTACCATCACCGTTAAACGCTTGTGATACATCAATATAATAATCAGCCATTAGTTATTCCTAAATTTGTTAGTGCTTTTGACAAAAGCCATTACTAAGCATTCTGCACATGCTAAGGCTGTGAATATTGTGAAGTAGAACCAATCCATTACATATCTACTCGTTTAACGTCTGTCACGCGTCTATTCAATTTGTCATACACTATGTTCATCATTTTTGTATTGGCTTTAAGTGATGCGTTTTGTTCACGTGATATGTCATTACTTGCTGCTACTTGCAAAACCAAACCTTCTTGTATTTCATTGTTTGCTGACATTTGTAGAGCTAAGCCCTCTTGTACTTCAATACAGTGAGCCATCTGTAGCTCTAAGGTTTCTAGTGAGTCACTCATTGGCGGCTGATTAATAGCGTTTTTAGTTCGCTAAATCCTTTATTCATATTGCTGATAATGTCGGCACGTTCTAACCGCGCATCTTTTAAGTCTTGGTTTTGTTCTTTTTGCCTTGCTCTTATTTCACTGATCGAGTCGCCAAACGCACCCATCTTTATATCTTGAATTTGTATTAATTGGTTGACGCTTTCACGCGTGATAACATCTGTCTTTAAATTATTAATTGCTACAGTGTTGGCTTTAATATTGCCATCGGCTGTGCTTATGTTGTATGCACCGCCTAATGCCAAAACTATTAAACTAAATATTAAACCTTGTGGTGTTTTCTTATCCAAATGCCATGACTTCTCAGGCTCGACACGTAAAGCTTCATTGGCTTGTTTTAGCTTATCCGCTTGGTCGTTAGACTGTTTTTGCATTAGCTCAAGCACTTCGTGCATTGTGCCCAGTATTTCAATAGGTTTTTGTGAATCAGTCACGCTTCATCTCTTTCGATTGAGTCTAAGCAATGACGTTCTGTGGTCGGGTCGATGAAGGACAGTATTCGGCAAATAACCATACACCCGAAACACTCGCCTTTTTCTATCTTCTTACCCATTCTGGAGCTTAATGTTTCATCAGGGTTTCCCATTAATAGCGTGTTAGCGAATTGGTCTAAACTGATTAGGATATTCCAAAAATACTGTTTCATTTCCGCACCTATGTATAAGTAAGGGATGCTCGCGAATCCCAAACCTGTGTAAAATCTAAACCCGCACTTTGATCCTGAACATCGAGTCCTTGGCTATCGTCCAAGATGATCCGCTGTATTAGCCAAGTCGCGTCCGCGGTAGCACTACCATAAGCAGCCCAACCCTTATAAATTGTAGTCACACTATCTACAGTCCGGAGTTCCACCTTACGCTGGTAGACCCCCATGTCCTGAACCCACGCAGAGCCCTGGCCTGCATTCTGATGCACACCACGACCCTGTAGCAGAATGTCAGCCTCAGTGCTCATGGCATAGCTACCACGGAGCTTTTCTCCGTACGTAGTCCAGGCTTATCAAAGCCTTTGCGGAGCATCTTAATACAGTAAGGTTTAACGTCAGCTTCTGGGTATATAAAACCCGTGTTGCCGATAACTGTCACTATATTATTCTTCACCTCAGTAAGGCAAGCCTCAAAGCCATGCGTGAAGAGCTCAATCTGTGTACCCGTTCTAAAGTAAGGGTTGCGCTTGTGTACCATGTAATAAGCCATAAGTTGAATGATTGTATATTGCTTTTGATAATGCAATAATTAACCATCGTCCTCCTCTTCGCGAGCCATCTGCTCAAACTCGTTCTCGTTCTCGATTGTAACCGAGCGGATGTTCAGCGTTACGCTGTAGTCATCTGTGTCGTCGTAGCCTGCGCTAACTTCTTTGACAACGCCTTCAAAGCTCACGTGAGCTGTTTCGTCAAGTTTTAAAGCCTCGGCTATCTCCTTAGATACAGGTAGATAGACACGATGTCCTGCGTCAGCAGTAACATTCTCGGACTCAATGGTAGGTGTTGCTATTTCGTGTGTTGCCATTTTATTCTCCAGGTGAAAGAAAGGGGGCACTACGCCCCCAGTCTGTTTAGATGTTGAAGTTACCTAAGTAAGCCATAGTCTTCTCATGACGTACTTCGATACCTGCCTCAGTCATCCACTGCCCTTTGCGAGTATCTGCATCGTTAGCTTGGATATTATCCTGAGCTTTCGTGTCGCGTAATGGACGGTAGATAATTGCTGAAGGATCAATAACGAACGCACTGTTAGTGTAAACAGGGTGTGTGTTCATTAGAGGGTGCGTGCGCACATACATAGTACCTTGTGGGAAAATCCACTTTTGAAGTTCCATGCCGTAAGCCTTAACCGTACCATCAAAGTTGATGCGGGTTGAGCTTGAGTTACGTGCTAGCTTATTAAGGTTATTCAAGAAACCGTTGCCTGCGAAAACAAGTCTTTCGTTGCCTGCGTTGCCTGCATCGTAATCAAATACCTTATAGATATCGTCAAGTAACGTATCTTCAGTAGCTGCCGCTGTATAAACCTTCGCATGAGTCTTGATAAACTCACGTAAGCCACCAGTATAACGCTTAGGTTTACCATTAGAACCAGTACCCTCGAACGCCTTGCCGAACATGAATGCGAATTCCAAAGCGCTTGAGTGTGCAAACATCTTACGTTTCTTGTCATTCTTCAGCGGATCGCCTGTACGTGCATTAGTAACCTGTACCGTACCAGTTAACTCGTAAGCAGTCTTAAAGATCTGCGTAAAGTTAGATAGTTTGTTAGGGTTATTGCCTGTAACTTGCGGAGAGCTGCTGCCTTCCGCATATACGTTACCGATCTTAGTCAGTGTCGCCAAGTCAACAGTTGCTGCTGCTGTAGTACCGGCAGCGCCACGCACCACAACGATGTTAGTATCGTCAGTAACTGTCACGACTTCGATGATCTCGTTGTCATAAGCCGCAACTTCCGTCTTAGATATTAGCAATAAATCACCAGGTACAAGCAAAGCTCCACCTGACACTAACTCGATGTTCGCATCTGCTGCTGCTGAGATGCCTGAGTTAATAACCTGAACGGCATTAAGCTCCTCTTCCCACCATGAGAATTCAGGATCATCTGTTTTCTCAGTTTTCATTTTTGACATCAAAGCCGTCAAAGGTGCTTGTCCGTTAGGATTTCTCCAAAGGATCATTTCGCGAAAGTTCTTTGGACGTTCATCCACTCCCCAATCGCCTGTACCACGTAAGCCTGCAAAAGCCATAATATTACTCCAATAAATTTAAAAGTCTGAATCGTCAACAAGAAGTTCGTCTGCCATAGACGCCCATTCATTGCCCGACTGCTGAGGTGTAAGACTACCACCGTGAACAGATGCTGGCTGCCTTGGAGGGGCAGGCGGTACTGGAGCGTTAGCTTGTGGTGCGAGCGCCTCGGGTGTAATCCCATGATGCAACATAACCTGTAAACCAACGTTCTGTATAACCTGTTCCTCTGTAGCGCCAGGGTTTAGCTGTGAATACATCTGCGAAACATTCGCGATGTCAGCCCCATGTGCCACTCGATCTAGCTTAGGCCAGGCTGTGAAAAACTGATCGGCTTTGGAGGCCTGAGCTTTCGTAGTCTGTATATTATGCTGTATAGCTGCAGGTAGATGTTGTCGGAGTGAACCCATTACTGATTCATACATATCCGCGAACTGTCTAGCCATTAACTTCGGCATAACCTTTGCTGGGTCAGTGACCATCTGCAGAGATTCTTCCTCAGAAAGTTGGAATTGCTTTTCAAGCCCATCAAGCATTTGCTTGCGCTGAACTTCAATTTCCTCATTCGTCGGGGCAGGTGTCGTTTCCGGAACCTGCGGTTTTACATCTTCGGTCGGTTGTTCTTCAGGGGGCGTTGGTGCAGGAGTCTCCGTCGGTATTTCCTCAGGATCATTCGACACTTCCACAGCCTCAGGCTCAACAGGAGTAATTTCTTCGGGCACTACAGGAGGTATTTCCTCAGGTATGTCTAAAGCAAATTCGTCATCATCTGAGTCGTCAGTTTCAAAGTCCTTGTTTAGTGCATCCCAAGGACTGATCTCATCTGGGACAGTGTCGTTACCGTGATCTTCAGGGGGTGTCTCTTGCGGAGCTGCTCCCTCGGCTCCTTTGTTACCACCACCTGCTGGAGGTATTCCACCCTCCTCTTGTTCACGGTATTTGCCTATATAAACATAATTAATCTTCATTGTCAAGCTCCTCAGTATTTAATTTGCGACTTTCTACCTCAGCGTCTATCGCCTCGATAATTAACTCCAAGAGGTTCATGGTCTGGTAGAACCCAGACACTTCCCCTTTGATAAACTCTGCAGCCATAGCCTGGTCTACAGAGGTACATGGGCTGAAACACACAGTGTTCTTGCGTGTCTCAACTTGCGACTTCAGCGTGTTACGATAGTGGTCCCACCCCTGGGAGTTGCTTAGATTCGTTAATGCGGTTAGCTGTATCTTCAAGTCTTCCGTCGTCAAGTCTTCCAGAGCGCTGTCTTGGGGTGAAGGTCTCGTCTGAGACTGTGGTGTTTCCATTGGATTCTCCCGTTGGTATCATGTTGCCTTTCTCAACCTCAGATTGAAGCTGTTCATCTTGCATAGCTTGGACTTTAAATCGTCCGATATTCTTTGCGCCACTTAACTGCGCGGTGTATGCGAACACGGAGCCTATATCGTACTCCTGCATAAGCTGCTCGTTCTGCCCCATACCCATCATAAGCTCCTTCCACAGGTTCGCTTGCGCAAGCTTGTCGACAGGCATCGTGCCATCTACAGCTATATAGTCCCAAAAGCCTGTAATCGACTCGGGCGAAACCATAACGTCACGTTGACCTGAGGGCATAAGATCCCCCGTTAGCTTGTAACGCCTTTCGATGTCGAGATGCTGCTGCGTGGACTGTACCATCATTTGCGACAGTGGAGCAAAACCCATAGCGCTGATGTACTCCGCCTGCGTCTTGAGCCTGTTCATCGAAAAGCCTGTTGAGCCACGTACTTCCGTTGCGGTCTTGCGACCTCCGCCCGTAAGCATTCCCATAAGCTGGGAATTCACACCAGTTATCTGTTGCATAAGCTCTGTAATAACCTTCGTGTCCTGCATGTGCGTCCCTGTAACGTCCTGCGTTTGAAACTGGTGTACCATACTTGCAATAGGCTGCCCATAAGCCTCAGGTCGCATACGAATCATCATGCCCTGTTCTTGATTCTTGAAATCCTTCATGACGATGCGGCTCGGATCTGCCACAAACGAGTTATTCAGCGTCTTGCGAATGTTGAAGAAGTGGGTGTTAATAAGCCACGATAGCACATTGTTAAGCGGCTCACTGATTTCAAGCATTGAGCGTTTGAAAAGCGTATGCCCATCAATCTCAGTTTCTATCACGCCGTACGGAAACTTATCGTGCAGCTCCCCGAACGGACGCGCCTCGATAATCACGTCATTCGCAACGGTGAACACCCACTTCTCGCTCTTGTTCGACTTACCTAAGCCCCAGTTGCTTGGCACCAAGCGAATGAAGAGCTCGTAGCCCTCAAGTCTCCCAGTTTCGGGAATGTTCATTTCCTCAGTAGGGTCATAGCCCACGTTATCGTTTTCGCCACGAGGTAGATCCACGATACCTTCGTCGTAATCGCGGTGCTCGTCATAAGTACCACCGCCCTTACGGGACATACGCTTAAGCTCACGTATGTTGATGTAACGTCCAGCTTCTGCACCGTCAAGTACGTCCAACCACGAGAGATCCAGCATACGCCCTGCAAACTCCCCTGTTTGAAACTGGTTGAGTGAGACGCGTGTGTCGAAGATAAAGTCATGAGGTCGTACGTTGAACAGTTTGTTGCCCTTATAGCCAGGAACTTCTATAGTACGCTTGACCTTTCGAGCCGCTACACCTGGGATTTCGAAGCCACCGAAGCTAGGTTTCTCCTCAATGATCTTCGACACACGTATCATTTCGTCCTCCCAGTACGTACCGACGACGCCAAGCCCGTGTTTCGTTGCATCCATCAGCCAGACGTAATATGGTACAAGATGCCCACCGATGTTAGTCTGGTAGTCCATAATAGCTTCAACAGCCTGGACGTTCGTGTCCGAGGAACCATGACGCTCCTGGTACTGTAACACAGGGCTACGCGCAAGGAACACGGAGGATAGGTACGTGTGGAACGCCATAACTAAGCCGTAAGAGTAAGGCACTGTGATCTGTGTGTACTCGCCCACGTTCGTTTGCCCTGCCTTGTTCTTGCGCATGGCGTCATCAGTCGACTCGTGCACGTAGGCCCTGTGCGTTTCTAAGTCCTTTTTCCAGCGCTCACGCTTTGTGGCCGTGTCCTTGTACCAAAGACGCTTTCTATTCTTAAGTGCGTCTAGTAGTTTCTTATGTTTTTCTGAACCGTATTTAAGTGTTATGTTGCTCACGGGCAACCTCCATTGTAATCTAAGTATTCAAGCTCTTCGTCGTCGTCGTAACGATCTGATAGGTCGTCGAGCAAAAGGGATTCCTGCGCTATGCGTGTGGCCTCGGAAACAGCCTCTATCACATCGTCGTGTGCTACACTCGGGTATGATATAAACTGTTCCACGAACTCAGGGTGCTGTGTAAAGGATACATAAAACTGGCCTTGTGAGGTTATCCCAGTCAGTGAGTCGATAATGCGGTAAGACTTCTTGCGCCGATCCTGCTTATCAGGGATGTAACATTGTATGTAACGCCCACGCTGTTTCATGGACTTTTCGATAAGCCATTTAAGCGTACGCTGGTAGTTCACTGTCTCTACTCCGAATTTAGTGACCCTCCAGGTATCGACGAGCCTCCAAAATTCCATGACAGTCCAATCGGGATCATGCCCTCGGTTCATCGAGTAGTCGGCTAAATAGACAGCGTTTCGATACTTCACCACCACGGCAAGGCACTCAAAGTCCTTACCCTTTAGACCATTGGCGATTTCACGCTCGGATGGTGGCGGCACAGGGTCGATCCAAAGGAAGGCTTTACCGCCCTCGTTAAGCAGGTCGTGTACATCTATCTCAGGGGGGATCGGCTTCAACCACTTCTCGCGAAAGGCCGAGGTCGCTTCATCCACTATCTTACATTCCATCTCACGTAACCACAGGGGCATCTGATTCCGGGCTGCATGTGCCGCCTTTTCATCCGCGAGAAACTTTGTAGGGAAACGCTGAGGCCAGAGGGACTCTCCTTCCGCGTCAAAGCAGCTGAACTTCTTGCTCACCCACTGCGGATCCTTTCCACAGGACGAGATCAGATCTTCCGCGTGGAGCGGCGTCTGAAGTAAGCACATAAGTGCATTGTCCGCTTCTGTTGGAGGTGCAAGACTTTTGCCAAGAGCTCCGAAGAAGAGATCGCTAATCTTCTTACGTTGCTCTGCTGTATGAGTGTTCTCCTCGTCACACGGATCGTCGACGATGATAAGGTCGGGTCGATAATCGTCCAAGTTAATTCCACGAGTTTGACCTGTGATTCCAACGGCGAGTATAGTGATTGGAGTGTCTTCCACTCCGTGGTGTATTTCAAGCCATTCATCTGTTTTCTTAGTTCCGAGGGATAGCTGAAAGAAGTTAGCCCACGCGGTGTTGTGTAGTATCTGTCGCTTGATCCAGCGTACAGATCGCTTGGCGTGATCCTGCGTTTCCGAGACATACAGGATCGTACGAGACTCAGCGTATGCGATCCGCTTTGATGCGAACGCACGGAGGAGTGTCGTTTTGGCCGCCCCACGGAACATCTCGACACTCACATAACGGTTCATGCCTTCGAGGGCATCCCACACCTCGCGGTGCATTGGGGGCGAGGTGTCACGGAAGGCTCGGGGGAACCATTGACGGCAGTAAAACTCTCCGTCGGTTGCGCCGAGATTCAGTAGTTCCTGTGTTTCGTTTAGGGTTTCCATATTGTTACCTGAATTTGAGAGCCTTGAGCGTCTCGTAAGTCCGCACGCAATGCGACTTCCTCGGGGAAGGGTATTGAGATGTCGTACCATTTGACCAGTTCAACAAAATGGATAGTAGCCCAAGGATAGCAATAACGCACCACTTGCAGATACTTGTGCTTAAGTTGCCACCAGGCTTTCGCAGTGTGCTTAAGCTTGACTTCCACAATCGTGATAACGCTGAGATCCTTGCTGAATAAAAGACCATCAGGCTGGCAATAGCGAACCCGAGTCTCATTTGTTTCTTTGTACTGGAACCAGGGGCTGGGTACGTAGGCCTGACCATGCCGATGGCTAAGGTACTTTTGTGCCCGCTCCTCATACACCACTCCCTTCTTTCTCAGTCCCGTGTAACGTCGTGGCGCTGTGAACATCGAGGGTACGGACATCGCGGGTTTCGCCCATTCCAGATTCGATATCGTGCGAAAGCCCTTTGGGCAGGGATTGGTCTTGCAGGGCAGGGGTGCCACTTGTATCTTCAATTTGCTTCTCCTGGTAGTGCGTTGTGCGTCGAGCTCTTGCATCGGCTAGGGCGTCCGCATTCACGTTGACTGTGTTGGTCTGGACGTTGTTATTAATGTTGACCTCGGTGGCCTTCGATGCACCAAAGCCGAGTAAGGACAGGCTGGTCTTGGTGATGTCGTGCACTAGGCGCTCGTCCGTGGTTTCATCCAGCACTTCGCCTAGACGCTCCACGCCGCGGTCGGCCAGCCCCATGAGTTTCTCTTTGACGGGAACGACCACCTCGGTGAACAGCGCCTCTTGCTTCATTTCCATCAGGGCACGAAACGCATCCGTGTTGATCACGGTGGAAAGCCAGGCCTGCGAGATGTCGAACCGGATCGCACACTCACGCTTGTTCCCCTTGTGCGGATTCATGATAAGCCAGTCGGCAATCTCGTTGTACCGCATGGCGGAACTGGTAATGTAATGCTGTTTGTGGCTGCTCATCGGGCGACTCCCTTGTGTTTAATATGCCGGGACTCTATCACGCGCCCGCGCAGGTGTCAAGGAAAAAGCGCTGAGTTGTCGGGTGTCGGGTGTTCGGCGAATGCTTGCGTTTTGAAAAGCATAATGCAAGCATTTAAATTTGAAATTCACGCGATCAGACTAGTGGACATAGATATAGACGAAATGCAGGGGTGGCGTGGGGGTGATGGTGGGGTGCTGATTATGTGGGGTGGAAATCTTTTTGCATTTTTAACGAGATAGTTGTGGACATTGTTTGCGAATGCGCGTAAGCTCTGTTTTATAGATAGGGCGTTCCCCGATCTGACGTTATTTTACAATATGCGAATATACTAATACACGCGAAGGCGAGGCGCGATCCCCTCGCCACTGAGAAGGAATATTATTATGGCTACAAAAATAGCTGGCAAGACCCAAGGCGCGAACTTCGTACGTTTTAACTTTGTTGATGGAGCGGAACAGATTGTCTATTTGAATGATCTACCCGAGGATATGGTGCAACGTGCCGCAGTGCATGGCTTAGCGCAGAAACTAGGCGATAGCTATAGTGGAGCGGAAAGCCTTGCGACAGCGAAGGAGGCATTCTATGCATCCCTAGCGAGCATCGAGCAAGGTTCTTGGAATCGTGCCGGTGGAGGCTCGACGGGCGGCCTATGGGTTGAGGCATTAGCCGAAGCCACGGGTAAGGAATACGCCCTGTGCCTTGCGAAATGGAACGAAATGGACGAGGCTACACGAAAAGCCACAAAGAAACACCCAACGGTGAAGCTCGCACACGCGAAAATGCAGTTACAACGCGCTGAAGCCATCGCGGCCGACGCACCCAAGCTAGAACTATAGCACCCACGGGGTGGCAGGGAAACTTGTCACCCCTTTTTTACGTCCGCAGAATGCCTAAGAGCATCAACTGTCCAAATTCGTAGCCTGAGCGTCGTGTTCCGTTCGCGTTGGTGTTCCGCCGTTTCCGTTCCGAACCAGCCATGGCCTAACAGCTCCCCCTAAAATCCCCTACGCTCCAGATTGCAGACCCCCCATGTATATATGTAGTGAGTGTGTGTG